GCACTTGGTGTTGCAGGTAATGTAACTGTAAATCCTGCTGATGTAGTATCGCAAGGATAAGCATTACCTTTAACTGCTGTAAAACCTGTTGTTTGAACGGACTGCCAAGCAATCCCACTAAAAGCATCACCCCAAGATATGTCTGTGCCATCTGAAGTTAATACTTGAGCGGCAGTACCTTTTGTTAAAATTGATGTAACAGCACTAGCATTACCATAAAGAATACTTCCTCTACTTAATGCGTCTAATTTATTTAATTCTGTTGCAGTAGAAGTTACCACTACATCTTCGTTTATTTTTGGTGAAGTTAAAGTTTTGTTTGTTAAAGTTTCTACTCCAGCTAAAGTTGCAAAACCTGCTGTGCTTACAGCTACGTTTTCCCAAGCACTACCACTATAAATACGCATAATATTTGAAGTAGTATTGTAATAAAGCATACCAGCAGCTAAAGGATCGCCATCATTATCTGTAGTAGGATCGGATGCTTTAGAGCCTAAATAAACATCATCAAAAGCATCGGCAGAAGCGGCTGCTGCTGCAGCACTTGCTGCTGAGGATATTACATCTGCTCCAGTAAGAAGAACATCAGCATTAGTAGCTGCCTTATCAAGACCAGTAGATACAACATCTGCATTAGTTAATACGACATCTGCATGAGTTAATACGACATCAGCGTTGGTTAAAAGTACATCAGCGTTGGTTAATACAACATCGGCTGCTGTGTCTATGGTGTCTTGATTGGTAGCAACTAGATCGGCTGCTGTGTCAATAGTATCTTGGTTAGTAGCAACTAAATCGGCGGCAGTATCAATAGTGTCTTGATTAGTGGCAACCAAATCGGCTGCTGTAGCTGCTGCGTCTGCGTTAGTTAGAACAACATCAGCATTAGTTGATACTACATCTGCATTAGTCAAGACTACATCTGCGTTAGTTAAAACTAAATCGGCTGCTGCATCATCTGCTGATAATTGAGCTGCTGCTGCACTAGCTGCTGCTGCTACCTCTGATGCTGCTGCACTTACGGCATCAACAATTAAAACCCAATAAGTTGTGTTAGTTAATAATGTTCCAACTGGTGATGCTAGAATACAAATATAAATATTATTTAATTCGGCAGGAGTTGAACCTTTAACTATATCTCTAACAACAAATGCTTCTGTAGTAGTAGTAGGTGAAGTTCCTTTGTATGTTCCTAATTCTTGTGTAACTGAAATTTCTCCAGTAGCGTCAAACGCTAAAATTTTATTTGCACGATCTGCTGCATCTACAGTGAACTCTGTAGAAGTCATGGTGTTGGTTCTTGATAATTTAATAGAACGATCTACTTCTTCTTGAAGTTGTTGAATGTTCATAGTAGCACGATCCAAACCCTCTTCGTGGGATTCCGCAGGGAATGGATCATTAGCAATATAATCTATCGCTTGAGTTTGCGGAACTTCTCTTCTAAGAACTACAGTTTCTGTAGCGGTGGGTACATTGCCAGGAGTGAACGTTACAGAACCTCCATTGGCATCACCTGCACCAGCTACTGTATAGTGTGTAGTTATGGTTTTAGTAGTCTCTGTTCCTGCTGCGGAACGAATAATAACCTGTAAGTCAGAGTCTGCAAAAATCCTGTATGTGTAAGCAAATACTGTTGTGCTTCCATTGCCTGAGTATGAATTCTTAACTGTGGTGGATGATACTGTCATATTGTTTTTTCTATATACTATTTTCCATATTGTTCAACAATCATATTATTTATATTTTTAACTACCAAAAGATTTTGCAACATAATTAAAGATAATGCTTTACTTATATCTCTTTTGGATGGTTCAAAAGCAGGATCGTAAGCCATTTTTGCTCCAGTTCTAAAGCTACTTATTACATTATTTATTAAATCTACAGAAGGAATACCCTCAATAAGGCTAGATGACAAGCTCGTATTTCTACCATAACCATAAAGATCATTTTCTGAAACTAGACTCCAGGCAGATGCCGTTATTCCTGGTATTAGAGTAGACCA